TAAAAATAATTGGAAAAATAGCAAAAATGAAACAATAAAAAATTTAGATATTATATTATCATTATATGAATATTATAATATAAATTTTTTCATAAATCAAATATATATAATTAAAGTTGATGGTCACAAGGGAGTTATAGGAAATTAGCTTGCAGATGCCCTTGCAACGGCGGACGTGCCAAAATTTTCTAATATTATATTACAAAATCATATAAATATTAAACTCTTGTAAAAAAGTTTGCAAAAATTAAAAAATTATGATATAATAATTTATATAATAAAAAAGAGGTAAGATATATGAATAATAAATTATATACTGAAGACAGTATTCAATCATTGGATCCTCGTGAATTTACACGTTTACGTCCAGGAGTATATTGTGGATCAACAGAATATTCAACTCAACTTTTAATAGAAATTGTTTCTAATGCTATTGATGAGTTTAAAGCAGGACATGGAAACTTAATTGAAGTAGATATTCATACAAAAGATAATACTTATGCAGTAAGAGATTATGCTCAGGGGTTTTTAGTTAATTCCATAAGAGAAGATGGAAAAACCATTCTTCAAGCATCCTTCGATACTTTAAATACATCTGGTAAATTTTCAGATGATGGTGTTTATGAAGGAACTGCACTTGGATTAAATGGAATCGGAAGTAAATTAACAAATTTTCTTTCTCATTGGTTAAGAGTTAAAACGATGAGGGATTCACAATGGGAAGAAATTTCTTTTAAAGAAGGTATTTTTTCACATAGATCGGTTGGGGCAGGAGGCATTTCTGGTACGCTAGTAGAATGGCAACCTTCAGAAGAATTCTTTACTCATCCAGAGGTTGATCTAAATAAAGTCAAAGAAATGTTTCATACTCTTTCTTGTTTATGTGTTGGATTAACTATTAAATTAAGAATAGATAATAAAGAAGAAATTTTTGCATCTAAACATGGATTAAACGATTTAGTAGATGATGCGGTTGGAGATTCTGAAATTATTGGATCTCGTATGAATATGAATTTTGATGCGGGGAAAAATAAACTTGATATGGTTATTACTTACACATCAAAATATTCATTAAATATGATCTCATACGTTAATACAGGAGGTACTGATGCGGGACCTCATATCACTCAGATAAAAACAATTTTAACCAGAGAGTTTAATAAATTCTTTAAAGAAAAGAAATGGTTAAAAGATAAAGGTGAAAATCTAAGTGGCGATGATATTCAAGAAGGAATGTTTATTGCTTTTAATTTAACTGCCCCTGGGGTATCATATGATGCACAAACAAAATCACGTATTGTAAAAATTGATATGTCACCTTTTACCACTTCTATTGTAAATGCATTGCATGATTGGTTTAATAAAAATGAAAAAGATATTAAAATAATTTTTGAAAAGGCGGCTGCCGCTCGTAAAGCACGAGACGCCGCAAAGAAGGCAAGAGATAAAGCAAGAGAGCAGAATAAAAAGAAACAGAAAGCTCTTAAATTTGATAGTAAACTTGCTGATTGTAATTCAAAAGATAGAAGTAAATGTGAAATTTATATTACTGAGGGAGATAGTGCATCTGGTAATTTAAAACTTGCTCGTGATAATGAAACACAGGCGGTTATGCCAGTTAGAGGTAAAATTTTAAATACTCAGAAAGCTACTTTTGCACAAATCCAAAAAAATGCAGAAATTATGACAATGTGCGATGCGTTCTTTGGGCCTGGAGATTGGTCTATTGATCCAAAAACTCTCAAAGTAACATATCATCAGGTAAGATATGGAAAAATTATTATCATGTCTGATGCTGATGTAGACGGAGCGCATATTAAAAATCTTTTTTATACATTTATATGGAACTTTTGTCCAGATTTAATTAAAGATGGTTATGTATATGCTGGCGTGCCACCTCTTTATAAAATTACTCTCGCCGCAAATAAAGGATATAAATATCTTAAAAATGATGAAGCATTAGCTGAATATCAAAAAGAAAATAAAGGAAAGAAATATCAAGTTGGTCGTATGAAGGGTCTTGGTGAAATGGATGTTGAAGAAACAGAAGAAACTTTAACAAATCCTAACAATAGAATCATCAAACAGATTAATGTTGAAGATATTGCGGCAGCTAATAAACTTTTTAATGATTTAATGGGAAATGCAGTCGTCCCGCGTAAGCGTTATATTAAAGAACATAGTTCTGAAGCAACTTATAATCAGGAGTAATTTATAATGCAAAATAAAGAAAAAATAATACAAATTTCAATAGATGCAGACTCTTACTATTGTAATAGTTGTAAATATAATGATAAAACATATAGAAATAAATTTTGTAATGAATGTCATAAATATTCAAATTGGGCATTATCACCAACAACAGCAGAAGAAATAGCTGATAAAATAATTAAATTAGGTGAAATTTATCCCATTTCAAAAGAAGAACTGAAAGGGGCTTATAAATAAATGCAAAATGATTTAACAAAAGAATTAGGTACAAACTTTATAGAATACGCTGTCGCGGTTAATACTGATCGAGCCATTCCCAATGCAAAAGATGGATTAAAACCAGTTGCAAAACGAATTTTATGGGGTGCAGAAGATAAAACTAAATGTGTATCAAGCAAACCGCATGTAAAGGCGGCAAAACTTGTTGGTGATATTATGGGTACATATCATCCGCATGGTGATAGTTCAATTTATGGTGCTCTTGTGCGTCTTTCTCAAAATTGGGTTATGCGTTATCCATTAATTGATTTCCATGGTAATAATGGCAATATCATCGGTGATGGCCCCGCTCACATGCGTTATACTGAATGTAGATTGAGTAAATTAGCAGAAGATGGACTGCTTCAAGGAACAAAGAAAAACAATGTTGATTTTATTGCCAATTATGATGAAACAACAGAAGAACCAGTATCTCTTCCAAGCGTTTTTCCTAACTTACTTTGTAATCCTAATAGTGGTATTGGTGTAGCTATGGCTTGTTCTTGGGCACCGCATAATCTTGGCGAAGTTGCTGCGGCAATTAACCAATATCTATCTGGAGAAGAACCGATGTTACCTGGCCCAGATTTTCCAACAGGTGGAATTATTATTAATCAAAAAGAAATTCTTGCAATTATGCGGACTGGGCATGGTAGTGTAAAAGTTCGTGGTAAATTTGAAATTGATAAACAAAAAATTATTTTTACAGAAATTCCTTATGGAACATCTGTTGAGGGATTAATGACTGAAATTGGTGAAGTTTCAGATACAAAGGAAATTGAAGGTATTGATAATATTCGTGACGAATCTAATAAAAAAGGTGTTAGAATTGTTATTGAATGTGATAAAGGTATCAATCCCGCAAGTATTGTAAATAAACTTTTTGCAAAAACAAATTTACAGAGTTCATTTAGCTATAATCAGGTTGCTCTTGTTGATAAAGTTCCAACTGAATTAAATCTTAAAGATTGTATAAAAATTTATGTTGACCATAATATTGATTGTATAAAAAGAGAAACTAAATTTGATTTAGATAAGGCTGTTGATAGACTTGAAATTGTTAATGGTTTACTGCGGGCATTAAATGTTATTGATGACATTATTCATTTAATAAAAATATCTGATAATGCCAGTGTAGCAAAAGAAAAATTAATAAAGAGATATAATTTTACAGAAAATCAAGCTAAAGCAATTTTGGCTATGAGACTTTCTTCTCTTGCAAAACTTGAAAAAGTTGAACTTGAACAGGAAGCTAAAGAACTTGAAAATAAAATCAAAGATTTAAAGGATATTCTTGCAAATGATAATCGTCAAAAAGACATTCTTAAATCTCGCCTGGCAGATTTAGTAAAAAAATATGGCGATGCTCGTAGAACAGAATTAACTCATATTGAAGTAAAACCAGAAGATAAAATTATTGAAGAAGTTATTCCAGAAGATTGTGTTGTAATTCTTTCTCAGACTGGAGATATTAAACGTGTACCTAAAAATAGCTTTAAAGTACAACGAAAAAATGGAAAAGGTGTAAAAACGAAAGATGATGTAATTATGTCTACAATCTCTACTAATACTATTGATAATTTACTTTTATTTACTAAAAAAGGTAAAATGTTTAAGATTATTGTAGATGAAGTACCAGTCGGTACTAATGCATCAAAAGGAGTGCATGTTGGAACCTTAATTAATATGGAACATGATGATGAAGTTATTGCAATAACTTCTCTTGCTAGAAGTAATACTGCAAAATATGTAGTATTTTTTACGAAACAAGGATTAATGAAAAAGACATTCCTTGAAGAGTATACAAAAGTAAAACGTAGTACAGGAATTGCGGCAATTAAAATTAATGAAGGCGATTCTATTGCTAATGTTGAATTTATTAATGAAGAAAACATTCTTGTTATTACTAAAAATGGAATGTCAATTCAATTTGAAAGCAAAAATATTAATCCTATTGGTAGAATTGCGGCTGGTGTAAAAACTATTAAATTAGATGAAAATGATGAAGTTGTCGTGGGACTTCCAATTCATTCTGATAATGATAATATTGCTATATTCTCAACAAAAGGGTATGGCAAAAAGACTTCTATTAAAGAATTTACGGTACAAGGTAGAGGTGGAAAAGGATTAGTAATTTATCGTCCTAGTGTTGTATATGGAAATATCGCAGGAGCAACAGTTGTTTCAGATAATGATACAATTTTATTAACTGGTCAACCTAGTTCTATATGTATTTCCGCAACAGATTTACCATTATTAACAAGAACAAGTTTCGGTAATATTATGGTTAAATCTAATATTTCTTCTATTGTAAAATTTTAAGTGAAAGATATTTATATCTTTCACTTGTTTTTTATAAAAAAATATATTATAATATATATATAATAAAAGGAGAAAAATATGATAAATGAAACTTTAATTAGATTAAAAAATTATAATGATGATACTATAATTTCTACTTTTCATACAGAAAAACCTTCTGAATTTTTAAAACTTTATTTTTTTTGTAAAGTAAATAATATTCCATTATCTACAAATCGCATCTTTAATAATAATGAGATTGATGAAGAAATTAATGGAGAAATTTGTGAAATTAAAGTTTTTTTCGGTGGTGGAGAATATATTCCATACATTGATATTTGGATTGATTAGGACTAAAAAATATGAGTGATAAATTTGAAATTATTGCATTAATTCGTCAATTAAATGAAGCTACTGAACAATATGATATGGGTCATCCAATAATGTCTGATAAAGAATGGGATGATTTATATTTTGAATTAAAAATGAAAGAAACAGAAACTGGCATTATTTTTCCAAATTCACCAACTCAAAATATCCATTTTACAAAAGTTTCTGAATTAAAAAAAATTAATCATAATCATTTAATGTTGTCATTGGATAAAACAAAAAATATAGAAGATATTGATAAATTTTTACAAAATTATGATTTTATTGCAATGGCAAAATTGGATGGATTAACATGTTCTTTAAGATATTTAAATGGAGAATTAGTATCTGCAGAAACCCGCGGAGATGGGAAAATTGGTGAAGATATTCTTCACAATGCTTTAGTTATTTCTTCAATTCCTAAAAAAATTAGTTATTGGAAAGAATTAATTGTTGATGGAGAAATTATTTGCACCTATTCTAATTTTGAAAAGTTTAAAGATAAATATAAAAATCCAAGAAATTTTGCTTCTGGTAGTATTAGATTGTTAGATTCAAAAGAATGTTTTTCAAGAAATTTAACTTTTGTAGTTTGGGATGTTATTAAAGGTTTTAAAAATGATTATCTTCATAATAGATTACTTGAAGCAGAAAAACTTGGCTTTACTATTGTTCCGTGGACTGGAGATAACCATACAATAGAAGATGATATTTCAGAAATAAAAGAATTATCAGATAAAAAATCTTATCCAATTGACGGAGTAGTTTTTAAAATCGAAAGTCAAAAAATATCTAATGAATTAGGATACACCGCACATCATTTTAATAATGCAATAGCATATAAATTTTATGATGAAACCTATGAAACAGAAGTGAAAGATATTGAATGGACAATGGGAAGAACTGGACAACTTACTCCAGTGGTAATTTTTGAACCTATTGATATTGATGGCTCAATAGTAGAAAGATGCTCTTTATTTAATTTATCAATATTAAAAGAAAAACTTGGTCAACCGTATATTGGACAAAAGATTTGGGTTTGTAAAAGAAATCAAATAATACCTTATATAGAAAAAGCAGAAAAAATTTCAAATATTCTGGGCAAGATTACATAATTCTATTAATGATATTTTTATATATTATAGAAAGATAGATGAAAGGAGTAATTTTATGCCAAGAAGTAAAAATTTAATAGGTTAGCAATTTAATTATTTAACAGTTTTAGAAAAAACAGATAAACGAAAAAATGGTAGTGTTGTTTGGATGTGCCGATGCAAATGTGGAAATTATAAAGAAGCCACAACATCAGATTTAAATGCTAAACGGGTAACATCTTGTGGATGCTACAATAAAGAACAAGTAAAAAAACATTTTAAAGATATTACAAATCAAAGATTTGGACGATTAACTGTTTTAGAAAAAACTGATAAAAGAACAAGTAATCGTAGTATTATATGGAAATGTTTATGTGATTGTGGAAATATATGTGAAATATCTCAAGATTCTTTAAATAGGGGTACTCAATCTTGTGGATGTTTACAAAAAGAAAAAGCAAAACAAAATGGAATTAATAAAGGTTATAATTTAACGGGTAAAAGATTTGGGAAATTAGTTCCTATAAAGTTATTATTAGATAAAAAAGAAAGAACTTGGCTATGTCAATGTGATTGTGGTTAGATGTGTGAAGTTAAATCTAAAGACTTGTTAAGAAATCATGTATCTTCTTGCGGTTGTTTAAAAAAATCTTTAGGTGAATATTAGATTAAAAAAATATTACAAAATAATAATATTTCTTTTGTTTAGCAATATCATATAGATAGTTGTAAATTTAAAGATACTAATTACTATGCTTATTTTGATTTTTATGTTAATAATCAGTATATAATTGAATATGATGGAGAACAGCATTTTAATCCTCAATGTTTTAATAATATGACTAAAGATAAAGCATAGAAGCAATTTCAAAAAACAAAAGAGCATGATAGTTTTAAAACTTAGTGGTGTAAAAAAAATAATATTCCATTAATTCGCATTCCATATACTCATTTATCTTCTCTTTCTATAGAAGATTTATTATTAGAAACGTCTCAATTTAAGGTATAAAAGGTATAATTATTATGTATAAATTTTTAACAATCCCAAAAGTTTGTCCCTATTGTGGACATCCAACAGAAATTAGAAAAGATAATGATAGTGAGGTATTATACTGCACTAATGAACAATGTGAATCACGATTAGTCAATAGACTTGACCATTTTTGCGGAAAAAAGGGGCTTGATATTAAAGGATTGTCGAAAGCAACTCTTGGAAAGTTTATTGAGTGGGGATGGGTAGAGAATATAGAGGATTTATATAACATCGGGACGAAATATAGAAAAGACTTTATTACTAAGCCTGGCTTTGGAATTAAATCAGTTACAAAAATCTTAAATGCAATAGAAGAAAGTAAACATACAACTTTAGAGGCATTTATTTCTGCTATTGGAATTCCTCTTATTGGGCGAGCAGTTGCGAAAGATTTAACTAATTACTTTGAAACTTATGATGATTTTCGTAATGCTGTAAATGACAAAAATTATCATTTTTATGATTTAGATAACTTTGGTGAAGAAATGGATAAAAATATTAAAAATTTTAATTATGCGGAAGCTGACAGAATTTCTAAACTTTTATTTATTGAAGCCACAGTTGTAAACAAAAATCAAATAAATAATAATCTTACAGGAAAAACTATAGTTATTACGGGAAAACTTACAAATTTTAAAAATAGAGCCGAATTAAAATCAATTATTGAAAAGCATGGTGGAAGAGTTGTTGATTCTATTTCCGCAAAAACAGATATACTTATTAATAATGATGTAAATAGTACATCATCTAAAAATAAAGCAGCGAAAGAACGCAATATACCGATTATCTCAGAACTAGATTTTATAAAGAATTATGTTGAAAATTAAAAAAATTTTTTATATAATATAATTATAGATGATAAAAAATGATTCATCTGAAAAATACAATATTTAAATATAAGGAGAAAAATATAATTATGAAAGAAAATAGTAAGAAAGTTTTTGATTTTGTAAAGGCACATGATGGAGAAGATTTTACTGCACAAGATATTGCAGATGCAACGGGACTTTCCGTTCGTTCAGTCAATGGTATTGTAACATCCGCTTTCCAGCGTTATAAGGATGAAGATAAAAATGAAATTCCTCTTATGGTGAGAGTTCCTGCTGAAATTGAGGATCCTGAGACTGGTCTTCATAAGGCAATTAAGTTTATTCAGCTTACCGATGCTGGACGTAATTTTGTTCCAACCGTTGAAGATTAATTTAATTTAATGCAATAAATGTAAATAGGGATTAGATATATATCTAATTCCTATTTTGCATATAGGAGAAAAATAATGACAATTTTAATATTAAGTTTTATTTTTCTAATATGCGGAATAGCTCTTTTTTATAAAGCTAATTAGATTAAAATCAAAAAAGATAAGCAACAGGAATAGTATAAAAAACAATTAGAAAATGAGTTAAATACATTACAAAATGATAGAAATAATTTAATTAATTCAGAAATTGAAAAGAAAAGATAGTTAAATAAAGAATTTTTATAGTTTCAAGAATTTCGTAAAAAAGAAATTGAAGCATATATAGAAAGTCAACAATAGCTTGCAAAATAGACTGTTAATAAAATAAATCAATCTACTCAATAGCAAATTGAAGATATAAAATATAATGTACAATGTTTTCAAAATAATGCTGAAATAGAAAAACAAAATATCCAAAATGAAATTGATAAATTAAAAGCCTCATTAAGTGCTGGTGTTGAAGCTCGTCTCCGCGAACAATAGAAAAAAGATAAAATAGGCTTTTATAAACTATCTATTAATGATGCTGACTTATCTGATGTAAAAATGTTAGAAAATCTAAAAGGTTCTCTTCATAAGCCCGTTGTTTTAAGTAAACTTATATGGACTCAATATTTTCAAAAACAAATGACAGAATTATGTGATAGAGTCTTAGGTAAAAAAACAGTTTGCGGAATTTATAAAATTACTAATTTATTAACTGAACAATGTTATATTGGACAAAGTGTTAATATTAGTGATAGATGGAAACAACATTGTAAATGCGGCTTAGGTATTGAAGCCTCAGCTACCAATGTTTTATATAACTCTATGCAGCGAGATAAAATTTGGAATTTTACTTTTGAATTATTGGAAGAATGTCCAAAAGAATTATTAAATGAGAAAGAGCGTTTTTGGATAAATATGTATCAAAGTGATATGTTTGGCTATAACTCTACGAAAGGAAACACCTAAAATGTAGTATATTGTGTATGAACATGTAGCTCCTAATAATAAACGATATATAGGTATTACACACAATGCCACTACTCGTAGATGGGGGACTTAGGGTCAAGGATATAAACACCAACCAAAATTTTATAATGCCATTCAAAAATATGGATGGGAAAATTTTCAACATAATATTTTATTTTAGCATTTAACGGCATAGTAGGCTGGAATAAAAGAGCAAGAATTAATTAAAAAATATGATTCTATTAATAATGGATATAATAATGACAGTGGTGGAATAATTTATAAAACCCATACACCAGAAACTAAAGAAAAATTACGACAATTAAATTTAGGGCAAAATAATCCTGCTTATGGGAAAAAAGTTTCTGAATAGACTCGTAAAAAATTAAGTGACGCACGAAAAGGGAAACCTCATTCTCAAGAATGGACTAATAAAGTTGCCGAGTCCCATAAAAAGAAAGTTTTATGTATAACCACAGGGATTGTTTATACTTCAGTCGGAGAGGCAGCAAAAGCTGCAAAAGTAAGCATTTCAAGAATGTCTGGAGTTTTACATGGACATGGAAAAAGTGCAGGAAAACATCCTATAACAAAAGAAAAATTAGAATGGAGATTTATAGAAGATGAAATTTGAAAAAACATGGGTAGGTAATTTCGAAGGAGCTTTTAGAGGTCTTAGAAATCCTAAAAATAGTTGGGATAAAAGCGATAGCTTTTTTGGAATCGTAAATATAGATAATTATCCATATGAAAGTGAGATCGCAGATAATTGGATTAATTCATTACATCCAAATCTTAATTGGCCCAATGAATATACTGAAGAAGGCGAAGCTCTTTAGAATTAGTATTCTGAAAAACTAATTAAAAATGGTGTATTAAAATTAAATGATAATGATGAAGTTGCGGAAGTTGCTTTCATTGGACCAAATGACATGAAACTTGCTCAAACATTAATTAAAGCTGGCCCCGAACATCGTAAATTTTTACGTCAAATTTTTGTTTCTGTTGATATTACAGCCCCATTATTTTGGTGGAAGGAAATGGACACCTACAAAGTTGCAACGGTCGCTAATAGTACATCAACAATGCATAAACTCACAAGCAAACCTATTACTCTTGATTGCTTTGAAACCGATGATATGAATTCTGATTTAATTTATTATAGCATCCCAGAA